TTCGGCGGCTCCGCCGGATGCGGGAAGAGCTACGCCCTGCTCATCGAGCCGCTGCGCCACGTCGCGAACCCCGATTTCGGCGCGGTCGTGTTCCGCCGCAACATGACGCAGATCACTACCGAGGGCGGGCTGTGGGACACGGCGAAGGGTCTGTACGGCGGCGCGGCGAAGCATGTCATCCAGGCCCCTCTACGGGTGACGTTCCCCAGCGGCGCGAAGATAGAGTTCCACCACCTGCAGTACGACGAGACCGTGCGGAGCTGGGACGGCTCGCAGATTCCGCTTATCCTGTTCGACGAGCTTCACCACTTCAGCGAGCGGCAGTTCTTCTACATGCTGTCGCGCAACCGCACCACCTGTGGAATCCGCCCGTACGTCCGCGCGACGTGCAACCCCGACCCCGACTCGTTCCTGCGCAAGCTGCTGTCCTGGTGGATCGACGACGACGGCTACCCGATACCCGAGCGGAGCGGCGTTCTTCGCTACTTCGTCCGCATCAAAAACGCGATGCACTGGGCGGACACGGAGAGTGAGTTAGTTGATAGGTTCGTCGCCGAGGGTATGTCGCCCGAGGAAGTCCAGCCGAAATCGTTCACGTTCATTCCGGCGGTGCTCGACGACAACCAGGCGTTGGTGACGGCGGATCCCGGGTACCGGGCCAACCTGCTGGCGTTGCCGGAACACGAGCAGAAAAGACTTTTGAGGGGGAACTGGGATGCAAGAGCCAAGGCGGGAGACCTGTTCAAGAGGGCCGACTTTGAGATTGTCGATGTCGTCCCCGGATGGATCGAGCGGGAATGCCGTTATTGGGATAGGGCCGCCACAGAACCGAGCGAAAGGAACCGCGACCCCGACTACACCGCCGGGGTCAAGATCGCCCGGCTCAGCGACGGGCGGCATTGCGTCATGGACGTGCAGCGGTTCAGGGAACGACCGCTCAAGGTGAAACAGGCGATCAGGGCGATAGCGAGCCAGGAGCCGGACGTGAGAATCGGGCTGGCGAGGGATCCCGGCTCGGCGGGGGTCGCCGAGGTTGACGATTTGATCATATCGCTGGCGGGATTTGATGTCGTGGCCGTTCCGGAAACAACGAAAAAATATTTGCGATGGATTACGTTGTCTCGCCAGACGCAGTCGAAGAATGTGCTTCTGCTTCGGGGCGCATGGAACGACGACTTTATCAACGAGCTTGAGGCCGTTACCGACAACCCGAAAGACTATGCTCACGACGACCAGGCGGACGCGGCGGCGGGTGCGTTCGGCCTGATTTGCGAAAGCGACTATGGCAACAGCGACATCGGGGCAGGCATAGCGGCGAGGCAAGGAGGCGGATACTGATGTCTGGATTCGGCGGTCGCCTTCGGGACGTATGGAAAACAATAAGGGGTTTCGCATGGCAAGGCAGGGCGGAACAGACACCCCCCGCCAACATTGGCAACACGCGCCCAGGCAACGTGGATCGCGAGGGCGGCCTGCAGGCCAACAGCGAAATGCTCAAGGCGCTGTACGAGGGGACGTATCCCGGCCTGCAGTTCGCATCCCCGTTGGTGTTTCCGCCCATCGCAACGATCGTGTCGTTGATGGGAATACCCGTGCCGAAAAGCGACGACCGGAGGACGCAGGAGGCGTTGGATGGAATCACCGCGCAGATGCAGGACAGGTTCTGCAAGCTGCATCGCCGGTCGCTGCTGCACGGCACGGCATGGCGGTTCCCCCGATACGATCGGGTTTACGGCTTGGTCTGGGAGGAACTGCCCGACACCATCGTCGCCGACATTCTGGTGGACATAGTCAGCAACCGCATCAAGGAAATCTATACCAGCGAGCAGATCAAGGTCAGGGTCAGGGAAAACGTGAGCGAGACGCTCCAGCGGAACCGCCACTTCCTGCCCGACCGCATCAGCGTCAAGTACAATATCGGGCGACATGCGGACTACACCGCCCGGAACGTGGCGAACGTCCTGCCCGTGCCGTTCAGCAACGAATGCGACGAAAGCGAGATAAGGGGCCATTCGATGTTCAGCCGCGTGTTGCGGGATTTGAAGGACTACCACGACATCGATTATCGGGTCAGCACGATCCTGGCCAAGTTTTCCCCCAAGATGGTTCAACACGTTGGCAACCCGACGTCGTGGTGCAAAAGCAACGCCAACACTGAAAACGTCGAAAAAGCGTTTGCGAACATGAACATTTTTGAAAAAGACCTTATCGTAAATATTGCGGACAAGGAAACCACCGGGTTCGTGTTTGCCCCGTCCGACGCGACGAACGCGCACGAGAACGCCCTGCGGCGCAAGTTCCTGAAAATCGTCGAGGGCACGGGCGTTCCCGAGATATTCTGGGGGCCGCTGGCGACGGGCAACCACGCCACGACGGAGGAGCAGTGGCAGCAGGCGATCAATCGTGTCGAAGAAATCCGTTTGCAGTATGCAGAGGCGTACCGCACGCTGTACCGTGGCTCGCTCAATGTCCTTCAGGTGGCGAATGCCGAGACATATGCGGGGGACGTCGAGATCACCTGGAACCGCCTTTCGTCGGTCAGCGAGAAGACAAGGGCGGACATACTCCGCGGTTTCGGCACCGCCGTCTCGTCGATGATGAACAGCGGCACGATGACGCTGAGGCAGCTTTACACGCTGTGGAACCAGATGAACCCCGAAAGCGGGATCGGCACGCTCGAGGAATTCAAGGCCGAGCTTAAGGAATGCGCCACGTACATGCACTTCGTGAAGGACGACCCGCTCATGGAGGCGGACAGGCTCAACGCCGAGGGAGGGGGGTCGGATGACGAATAGACAGTTCCTCCAGGCGTACCGTTCCGCGAAACGGCAGTTCTCGACGGCCAGCCTTGACATGCTCCGCCAGGCGAAGCGGGTTTACCGCAGGGCGGCGAACGAGGCGGCCCGCCAGATCATGCTGCACCTGGAAGCCGGCCACGCTGAACTGACGGTGGACGCATGGCGCAACCTGGAACGGCAGTTGCGGGCGACCCAGGCGACCATAGCGCGGGACATCGAGACGATCATCAAGACCGGCGTTCGCGCCTCGGCAAACCGCTTCACGGCATTGCACGTCCGCAGGATGCAGGACATGGTCGGCGTGATGGCGCGGCTGCCGCATACCGGAAAGCCAATCACCGCCGAGGGGCTGCGCGGCATCGGCTTCGCGGTAAACAACCGCGTCGTGCTGGACATGATTCAGCGCGTCGGCGCGAAGGGCTATACGTTTAGCGACAGGATATGGCGGGCAAGCGTCAACTGGACGAACGACGTCAAGAACGTCGTCACCGTTGGGATGGCGCAAGGCCTGGCCCCCGCGAAGATCGCAAGATCGCTGACGCGATACACGAGGGACGGGAAGGTTGCCTTGGCGAAGAGCTGGGGGCCAAACGTGAGGGACAGGCTCAGGCCCCACGCCTTTCCCATCGACAGGAAGGCGTGGCAGAGGATTCCCAACAACATCGACTACCGTGCGTTGCGTATCGTGCGAAGCGAGATGTACATGAGCATACAGAACGCCCAGGCGAGGGCCGGGGATTCGAATCCCGGTTGCACCGGCATGTTCGACTGGACGCTGAACCCGCACCGCATGTTATGGGACTGCGAGTGCGAGTCGCTCGCCGCCGGCAGCCCGTACAGGTACGAGGACATACCGGCGTATCCACACCCCAATTGCATGTGCACAATCGACCCTATAATGCGGGACGAGGATCGGTTCTTCGATGATTTGGTGAAGTGGGGAAACGGCACCCCGATAGATTACCTTGACGAGTGGTATAACGAGCACTATTTGCCGTATGGCAAGAATTCAGCTAGGAGGGCGGCGTGAACGAACGATATTGCTTGTTTGGGAATATAACACAGATTACCAAGGAAAGGTGTACGGGCTGCCCTCATGCCATATCGACCAAAAAACGAGGGTATATCGGGACTACGTTTGCAACCGTGGAAGAAGCAAAATCATTTGCGGAAAGGAACGGCGTAACGGACTATGGCGTGTATCGAACAGGCGCGAATAAAACGTCCGACTACGTGTTTGCTACGGAGGAATATGCAAATGGTGACTAATGACAATAAAATAACCAAGGATATCTGCGTACTCAACTTCAAAAGCGTCGTCGTGACCGAGGAGGTGCCAACGCTCATCCCCGCCGCCGCGTACAACGCGCTCGTGGAAGGCGACGACGACCCCGTCATCTCGACGGAGATGCTGGAGTTCCCCTGCCGTGGCTCCGGCGGCGTTTACGAGAAGGAATTCTTCACCGAGTTCGTCAACAAGCTGAAAGACCGACCGTACCCGGGGAGCAAGCGCGGGCACGAATGGAGGTCCAGGCCGAGCACGGATTTCTACACGATTGGCGGCAAGGTCGTGACGAACGCCGACGGCAAGTCCGGCAGGGC